AGAAATTCACAAAAACTTTTTGCATGTCATAGACAATAAATTTGCAGAAATATTTTGCAAATGTTCTGTCATTTTATGACCAGTTTTATTTTGATTGTTGATGGTTTTATACTACAGGATTTTAGTATCTTCTCCGCTTATAAATTTATTTCTGACCAAATTCAGTAGATATTCACATTGGATATAAATATCCAATATTGAAAACGTAGTTTCAATGTGATGAAGATTTGAGTAATAATATATATACTTGTTAGATATGAACAATAGTTGCTATAGATTTGAAAAATATACCTATACGGATGGATTATTTAATGATAATATCGATGCTACATATATTATTCATTTAGAAGGCAATGGTAGGCTTGAAGGTATAAAAAAACAGATTGCTGAAATTCATCCTACAAATATAGTTTATATAGTATTTAATAAGGGATTTAAAAAATGCAAAAAGATATTATTCAAAGATAAAATATCATATGATATTATAGATACCAATATTAATATTTTTAAACATGCAAATGATAATAATTATAATAATATATTAGTTCTTGAAGATGATTTTATATTTTCTGATAATATAAAAAATAAAAATCATATTAATAATATTAATACATTCTTATTTAAAAAAAAGGGGGGCGATTTTATATATCAACTTGGTGGAAGAGCATTTATATTATTTCCAGCAGGAAATTCTACATATTTAACTCTTAGTCTTTTGGGGCACGCAAATATTTTTTCTAAAGTTTCACAAAATCGTTTAATTAATGATTATTATAATGGTAAAATTGCTAGTTATAATCATATTGCAGGACTTGATTCGTGTATACTCTATCAAAGTATATTTTTATTAAATTTATATATATATGATATACCATTAGTTTATCAAACATTTCCTATTACCGATAATCAAAATGAGTGGTATTCTAATGATGCTTTATCTAAAATTCTTAAATATCTTGATTTATCATATATAAAATTAACGAATTTAGATAAAATACCTGAACCAGGATTCAGTGGATTTTATATAATTGCAAAAATAGTATCATTATTATTATTTATAGTTATTATATATATTATATATAAAATATTATTTTACTTAAAATTATTTAAGTATATATCTAAACTATTTAAAGTCTATCGTTTTAAAGGATAATTATATATTGAAGCTATTAATACTAATTTTAATCACCCGACTAATATATTAAATTAAATACAAAGTGTTCATTATTAAATATATTATATAACTAGATATGGAAGAGAATAAATGTTATACATATAAAAAATATATACATACTGATGGATTACTATCAAATAGTGTCGATGCAACATATATACTACATCTTGATGGCAATGGTAGGTTACCTGATATAGAAAGACAAATATCTGAATATCATATAACTAATATAGTTTATTTAGTTATAAACAAAGGTTTTAAAAAATGTAAGAAAATACTAAGAAAAGAAATCCCTGCTCAAGATTTATTGCATGCAAATATTGCTATATTTGAGCATGCAAAAATAAATTCATATTCTAATATTTTAGTGCTTGAAGATGATTTTATTTTTGACTCTAAAATAACAAATAAAACTCATATTAATAATATAAATACTTTTATAAAATCTAAAAATAATACTGATTTTTTACTACAACTTGGAACTTTTCCAATAGCAATATTTCCTTATAATTCATATATTAACTATACTATTAGCTTTGGGTGTCATGCAAATATATATTCAGAGACATATCGTAATAAAATAATAAATATTATTAAACAGCATGAAAGTATTATTTGGGATTGGGATGTCTTAAATAATAGCTATGGTTGTCTATTAGGTAAATTTGCATATTATACACCTCTTTGCTATCAATTGTGCCCTATGACTGATAATAGAAAAGACTGGGATAATTATATTCTTTCAATATATATAAGTACATTTAAGATAGATACTGATTATGAACCAGGTACATCAAATATTTATTTTTTAAGTATGATATTAAGTTTCTGTTTATTTAATATATTCTTGTTTATTATAGTGTACATTTGTATACTTATATATAAAGTTATAGTAAAAAATACTATTAAATCAAAGAGAAGGAAATAAATTTTCTATATACTCTATAGTAATCTTAACTATGAAACTCCCAAAAATAATATATAACCCAATATTTATTGGAGTTTTTGCCCTAATACTTATAATTGCTGGTTTTGTTGCATACTTTCTCTACCGTACAACCTTCTACGTAAATTATCTTAAAAATTGTCCTAGCGAGCCAACTGAAAATTTCTGTTACATAAAAGTATTTGACCTTCCCCTTCCGAAGGATTATGTTGCACCCCTCCTCTTAATTTCTCAGGAGGAGGGAAAACGAATTGAAATTATCAAGAAGCGCCAGAAGGCTGTACCACTGCGTAAACTTAATGAGCGCTTTCCAGAAATTGTAGAATGGTATAAAAATCTTCCGCCAATAATCTCCGAGGTAATTGGTACGCAGGTGCAAATTACTCCTCTTGATCAGCCAAATTCGCTAAGTCTTGTTGTATATGAAAAGGAGGGTGACTTTATTGACTGGCATTTTGACACAAATCACTATAATGGTCGCTACTTCACCCTCTTAGTACCTGTTTCTATGGAACAGACCTGTGGAAATTATCAATACAAGGATGCTAAAGGACAGGTTCAGACGCTCGAACTAGAAAAGGGCCAAGCAATTCTTTTTGAAGGTGATAAGGTCTTTCATCGGGGCAAGGAGCTCTGTCGGGATCAACGTAGAGTTGTATTATCGCTAACATTTACAACTTCACAGGATATTCCTCATCATGAAATGATTATTAATAAGGTGAAGAACTGGGGTATTTTTGGAGAATAAATAGTGGAATATGAAATAGACATGAATATAATAAAGCGTATTGACGTAAAACAAACATATAGTGATATTGTTATTCATAATGGTACAATATACCTTTCCGGGCAGGTTCCTTGGATTAGTGCTGGAAAATCTATTCAAGAGCAATCTAATGAAGTCTTTAATCATATTGATGATCGTCTTAAAGATGCAGGCTCAGATAAGGCGCATATTCTTTCAATGCAGGTCTTTCTAAAGAACCCTGAAGATTATCCCAAATTTAATGAAGTATTTATTGCATGGATACCTACAGGCTGTGCTCCATCACGGAACACAATTTGCGGAATACAATTTCCTACTGCAAGTTGGGACCTTGAAATTGTAGTTGTTGCAGCTGTCATCTAAAGTAACTCAGCTTCTAGAATCTAGAATGAAAGTTGCCTTAATTACTGGTGCGTCTAGTGGAATTGGCAAGGAAATTGCCTTACGTCTTCTTGCTGATGGTTACTCTGTAGCAGTTACGGGGCGCTCTATGACACGTCTAAAGGAAGCCTATAAGGCTGTAGCAACGGGTCTTGTTTACTTAATTGATGTTGATGCTACAGAGCCTGAATCATATAAAGAATGTGTTCAAAAAACTATTGATAACTATGGTCGCCTTGACCTTCTTGTAAATAATGTTGGTGGGGCAACCTTTGGACAAACTCTTCAGGCCACCACTCTTAATGACTGGAATGCATCTTTTTCACTAAATATTACATCAGTATTTTTCACATCTCAGGCTGCTCTTCCCTATCTTACAGAATCCAAGGGAACAATTATTAATTTCTCATCAGTTCTTGCATCTAGACCTGTAGTTGGCCTTGGACCCTATAGTGCATCAAAGGCTGCAGTAGAAATGCTTACAAAGTCTCTGGCTCTTGAACTTGCGCCTGCAGGAATTCGTGTACTCTGTATTTCTCCTGCAACTATTCAAACAGGCTTTCATACCTCTGCTGGAATGTCACAAGGGGCGGCGGATGCCTATTATACTGCATCTGCAACTACACATCCTATTGGGCGTATTGGACAGCCAAGTGATATTTCAGAGCTTGTTGTCTTTCTTGCAGATAGTTCCAAAGCTGGTTTTATGACTGGCTCCGTTATTCATGTTGATGGGGGTCGTCTTCTTACGTCATCTGCAGTGTCTCTTGGAAAGACTTAACTAAGCAGAGCAACACGTATATGAATTACCTGCCACAGGATTACCTACACAACCTCCTGTCTGGTACTTACATACATTATCTGTAAAGTAGTAGTTATTAGTGCCGAGCTGGTTTGCACAATAATTACACATCCACTGACATCCTGTTCCTGCACTTATAGAAAACTGTACACAGTTATTGGGAGATGAGGTGCCAAGAGATACGACAGCTAGAAATGTAAGAAGAGACTTGAACATTATATTTTAATAAATGAGCTATTCTTTATATCACTTATTAAAATACTGCCCTTTAATTATATGTTTTCCTGTTGCTATTCAAATGCAATTTTAACAAGTGTTATACCTCCTGTGCCACTTAATGATCCTCCGCCAGGACCAGTGCCTAATATACCATTACCAAAAGTTCAACCGCCTACTCCAAATTTAACCCCAAGTGAAATTGTTAAAATTCAAGCAAATTTAGTAACAGTGAAAGGTTTTGTAAAGGATCTATGGTTGCAACAGGGTTTAATTATTAATGAAGTTTGGGCACAGCTTCAATCTCAAGCAGATATATCAAGGCGTAGTATTGATAATTCAATAAAGAGCACACTTGAAAATTTTTTGGCGGCATCAGTATTTATTGATGGAATTGCTGCTTTAATACCCGGACCTCAGGAATTGATATTTGGTGCTGTAGCAATAATATTGAGTTCAGTATCATCATTATTAAGTACAAATGGCTCTGATATGTCAAGTGTTACTGGTGGGGCTGATATAAGCAATTATATAGCATCTCAGTCTGAAAATAATAATTCGCATTATTATGCATTAGTTCAAATAATAGATTACATGCACGATCATCCAAATGATTGTAGGGATTATATATTTACAATAAAAGCTACTGATAAAACTGCAACATTAAGAACATTAATAGATAATATATTTCCTACAGGAACATATTATGATAATTGGCTTCGTTTAGCTGGAAGAATGTATCGTCGTTCAATTGTACTACCTGAAATGGCTAAACCTAAAAATCAATTCTTAGATTTATATTTCGTTCATGATAAAGTTAATGGATACTGTTTTGGTTATGTTTATCAACCATGTGCTATAGATCCAAGAGTTGGAACTGAACGATTAAAATTATTAGATCATGATAATGCTGGAACAAATGCTGTAATATGGTCAAACGAAGAAATTATAGCATATCATCCTGAATATGGACTTGTAAATCAAAAGGGTACATCTGATACCGACTATGCAAAGAGTTATATAGAGGCAACTGGTAAATTTATTGCGCAATTTCCTAGTGCATATGTATTTCCTTGGGCAATGACTCATGATAAAGTATATGCGCAAAAATATTTTATTATGGAAGGTTTTGGAAAATTAAAAGATGGTGAGCATATTTCATATACATTATGCAATGGTCATTTTTTA